CACAGCAAGCCGATCTTGCTCGACAGTTACGCACCACGACACAGGCAACCGATGAGCAGATCGCAGCCGTTGAGGAGTCGATTAGCGCGTTCTCGCGACAGACTGCCATGGCAGATGATCAGCTGCGCCCAGCCCTTGAGAACCTTCTACGAGCCACAGGATCGCTTGAGTTGTCCCAGCAGGCAATGTCGGTCACCGCTGACCTTGCTACAGCCAAAAACATTGACATGGAGACCGCCAGTGTCGCTGTCGCAAAAGCGTTGGCAGGCCAGACCACTGCGCTCGTCAAATTAGACCCATCGCTCAAGGATGTAATCAGCTCGTCCTCGACTGCCGATGAGATCATGCAGGCGCTGGAAGGCTCGGTCGGTGGTGCTGCTGAAATCTTTGCCAGCACTGCTGAAGGTGGCATGAAGAACTTCGGCATCCAACTTGGCGAACTGCAAGAGTCAATCGGTGCAGCGTTTTTGCCAGTGCTAGAAAAACTGTTGCCAAAACTTTTGGACATGGCAGCTTTCTTGCAAGAAAACACCGATCTTATTTTGATTGCCAGCGGTGTCATCGCAGGCTTATCGGCAATGATTATCGCGTACACAGTCGCCGTCAAACTTGCCACCGTTGCCAACACACTGTTCAATTTGTCGCTTGCAGCCAACCCGATCGGTCTGGTAGTTGCCGCTGTAGTCGGACTCATTGCCATTTTGACTGCGCTGTATTTTAAGTTCGACACCGTGCGCGTCATCGTTGACAAAGTATTCGATGTCATGGCGGCAGGCGTAAAGATCGCAGTCGGCGTAGTAAAGACATACCTAGAAAACATGTACGGCGTGTTCAAGTTTATTTTTAACGGCATCGCCGAACTTTGGAACTCGACCATTGGCGGCTTCGGCTTTGAGATACCAGACTGGGTGCCGGGTATCGGCGGCAACAGTTACACCATCCCAGAGATGCCAACACTTGGCGGCGGTGGAAGCAGCACAACTACCAGCAGCCGTGGCGGTGCAGCTCGAGAAGGCGGCACAGGCGGATTTACATCTAGCCCGATGGGCATGATCGAGTCAGCCCTAGTTGCCCCATCAGGCGGCGGCGGCGGTAAGTCCTCAAGCGTTCTAGACCTATCTAAGAACTATGCAGGCAACATGGGCGGCAACTACGGGATCACAGGCAACGCAGCAGACTTCTCCAGCCTCTTCGATCAGTTCATGGTCGAGCGCGGCACACCGATCACAGTGAATGTGAACGGCGGTCTAGCCACATCAGCAGACATCGGGCGCGCTGTAGTGAACAGCATTAAAGCCATGAACCGAGTGGACGGCCCAGCACAAATACAGGTCGCCTAATGGCTGCAACGATCGTCCAATCAGGGTCTTACGATCTTAAGATCGCTACAGGCTTCCTTGTTGACGCTTTTACGCTTGACGACCCAGTGAAGGGCTTGCTGGACTCGACTGATTATGTGCTGGACGGTACGACAGAGTTTGCATCCGTGATCAACGGCGCTACAGGCATCAGCGTGTTTAGAGGCCGTCGAGACATTGGCGATCAGTTCACTGCTGGGACAATGAGCTTTGATCTAAACGACACATTTACTGGCGGCATCTTTAACCCGTTCGATACTCAGTCACCGTATTACGACACCGATCAGGCTGTGCCGGGTCTAGCCCCTATGCGTAAAGTCGTGCTCAGTCGTGAGGGCGAGGAACTGTTTAACGGCTACATCGTTGACTACTCGTACAATTTTAATCTCGGCGGCCTCGACACCGTCAGCGTCGCTTGCGCTGATGACTTCTATTTGCTCAGCCAGACTTACCTAAACGAGTTTAATGTGACCGAGCAACTTGCCAGCGCTCGAGTAGCAGCAGTCTTAAATCGGCCCGAAGTCAATGCTTTCATGCTGCCGGGTCAGCGCAGCATTGCAACCTCAACGATTACGCTTGGCGGCGCAGCTGCTTACACCATTCCCTACGGCACATCCGTTGCTGCCTACATGGCAAAAATTAACGAAAGTGTGCAGGGTCGCATATTCTGTGCGCGTGATGGGGTATTCACTTTCCAAGATCGTGTCGGGACTACTTTGTCTGCGTCGGTAGCAGATTTTCACGACGACGGCACGAACATTCCTTACGACAATGTGGGCATCTCGTTTGAGGCCAATCAGGTTATTAACAGGGCAGCGGTGCAGCATGCTGGCGCATCTACCCCAGAGATCGCCGAGGACTTGACATCGCAGGCGACCTATTTTATTCAGACCACAGCGATCAGCGACGCGCTAGTCCACAACGACGCAGCAGCCCTAGCCCTTGCCGAGTACCTACTCGTAGGCCAGCCAGAGGCGCGCTACACCAATGTGTCAACCCTGTTCGCATCCCTCACCGATGCCCAGCGTGACACCGTGGCAGTCCTCGAGATTGGCAACACGATCACCATTGAGAAGTCATTTACCAGTGGGGTCACGATTACATCGTTGGCGCAAGAACTAGCGATTGAGGGCATTCAGCACGAGATTGACCTATCTACAGGCCATCGCATAACCCTGTTCACTAGCCCGACGACGCTGGTCTTTGAGCTGATCTTGGATGATCTGGTATATGGCACAATCGACACCGAAAATGTCTTAGGATAAGGAGCATTATGGGAGCAAACGCAGTAACAACAGTCCCCGTTTATACGGCAGGAGAAGTCCTGACAGCGGCAGACATGAACATTACAAACTCGGGCATCCCCGTTTTTGCTACGACTGTCACGCGCGACGCGGCTTTTGGTGGCGCTGGCGAAAAAACACTTGCCGAGGGCCAGTTTGCTTACATTGAGGCAAGCAACGCTACCCAGTATTACGATGGCGCGGCTTGGCAGTCTGTAGGCACTACGCCGGGCTTGGCGTTTATTACTGGCGCGGCGTTTACTACTGCAACTAGTTTTAGTTTGCCGAACAGCACTTTTACAGCAACATACAAAAATTACAAAATTATTGTAAACCTTACTGCGCTGACGGCTGATGCCACTTTTACAATGCGGCTAAGGGCAAGCGGCACAGACAATACTTCAAGCAATTACAACACGGGCTATCGAGGCGTCGGTAGTGACGGCGGTTCCGATGTTCAGTCAAGTCTCAATTCGTCTAATTGGGTGTTAGGCGAAAGCGATACGAGCGTTTTTTACAACTTGTCAATGGATTTATTCAACCCACAAGTAGCAGCAAACACTACTCATGTTGGGCAATACACTTTTGTAAATACGACAGCAACCGCACACATTATGCGAAGCGGTGGCGCACAATTTACAGGCGCAACACAGTTTGACAGCCTAAGTTTTATTAGTTCTGTAGCGTCAAGCATGACAGGCGTTTACCTCGTTTACGGATACTCGGAAAGTTAGACCAATGACTAAACCAATAGTGCAAATAGGTGACGAACAGCGCGAAATGACCGACGCAGAATACGCCCAATGGCAAACAGACCAAGCCGAAGCCGCCGCAAAAGTAGCCGCACAAGCCGCAAAAGCAGCCGCACGGCAAGCAGTCCTAGACAAACTAGGACTAACAGCAAATGAAGCCTCTGCACTCTTGGGCTAAATACGCTGCACTGATTTTTATGGTCGCAGTAGTAGCAGTAGCAGTCAATGGATGCAGCTATGACGGCTTATACCGTTACCCATGCCAAGACCCAGCCAACTGGAAAAACCCAGAGTGCGAGCCACCACTGTGCAACCCATCAGGAACATGCACAAGAGACCTAATTTATGAGACAACGCCTTAAACCCGAAGAGCTGCATGCTCGACTAATTGTGGTCGTCGGCATCATCCTTGCCAGCGTGTTTGCCATCACCGTCCTAGGCTTCGTCTATGCGCTCATGTTCGTCACCCAGCCAATCGGACACCAATCCCCCAACGACTCAGCCTTCATCGACTTACTTTCTACGCTTACAGTGTTCATGACAGGAACACTCTCAGGTCTCGTAGCATCAAATGGACTCAAATCAAAAGCAAAGGACATAGAACATGAAACCAAGTGACAAGGCAATGATCTCGACCTACATTAACAGTGCCATTGCAGCAGCAGTAGCGCTCTACATGTCAGGCAACACCGATCCCAACGACCTACTTGGTGCAGCCATCGCAGCTGTAGCACCACTATTCATCGGCTATGTCAACCCGAAAAACAAGGCTTATGGCATCGGCAAAAACCCCGAAGCCTAAAGCACCGACGCTTACTGTCGTCCCAGACAAACTCGAGCGCCACTATCACAAGTTGGTAATGCCGTCAACGCTTGCCCATGTAACCCCGGGTGAACTACCAACAGGCCTGCTCGTCGATGTTAAGCCATACGGCAAACTGCACCCACTAGCAGCTGACGCATACATGGCATTAAGAGATGCAGCCTTTGCTGCTGGTGTCAAGACCTTTAAGCCGACATCGGCAGCAGACACCTATCGCAGCATCTCAACACAGACCGCTGGCTTCCTTGCTCGCTATCAAACTCAGCCAATCGCAGGCGCATCGACGCGCACTTGGAAGGGTGTCACTTATTACCTTAAGGCTGGTAATGCGCCGATGGCTGCACCGGGTACATCGCGGCATAACCTCGGGCTGGCCTGTGATATCAGTGACGCATCAGAAACAGGCCGCATGCAATTCATGCTCAAAAACATTCAGTCCTACGGCTTTACATGGGAAGTGCAATCAGAGCCATGGCACATCTTCTACTATGTCGGCGACCGCGTTCCAACCCTTGTGCAGCAATGGAAACAGGCTAAATCCTTGCTTTAGTCACACCCATTGCCTAGGGTCGATGTACCGACGGAAGGCAAGCGAAAACCATGGACGCAAAGACCTACATCTACGAGGTGTACACCTCACATTTAGATAGCGGTCAGCAAGTCATGGTGCAGATATTTCGTGATCCACTCGACGGCAGGACGCTGCACTCGCAGCTCGCCTT